TTGTCATTGAGATCACTAGATCGGATTGCTGAACCTGGGTAGAAGGTTGCAGCAAGTTCAGCACTAGCAGTATCTCTATAAATCTTTATCGCTTTACCGTTAGCAGGAGCTGAACCAAAGCGAATTGTTGTTGCATTATGTAATGTGTAATGAGTTGTAAGTGATTGAACCACTTCATCGACACTAACTTTAATGTCGGAACTTTTTAAATATGGAAATGTAAAAGCAAAATCGACGGTGGAACCGTTTGCCGTATATGCGTTTGAAGTTGTAGCCATAATGCTTATTTGTTACGGGTTTCCCTTAGTAAAGTTTTAATCCGTTTTTGAGTTTGTGAGGCTTCTCTTAATTTGCCTCTACCTAATTCTCTATTTCTATTTTTTATTTCTCTTCCTATTGTACTAAAGTTCTCATCCTTATATGCATTCAGTGCATCCATTGCACCTCTAAAAGCACGATCATGTATTTGATCTAGACGTCTATATAATAAGGTTTTCTTAATTGGATAATCTTCTTGACTCTGTAAACCTCTTAATTTCACATAGTCTTGCAACTGCTTATCCCAGTATCCATCATTTTCAGTCATTAACTGTTGAATCTGTGCGTCTAGGTTAGCGTTCTTAGCTATCCAGTTATTAATATACTGTCTATCTTTAGCATCTAAAGGTAGTCCAGTATCTGGGTTTCTTCTTATCTTTTGTAAACCGTCCCAACCTGTTGCAAGTAACCACTGTCTCCAAGGCTCCATACCTCCATTAGATTTAAACATAGGTAGGAAAGCATTGGTAGCATTAATAAGATGATTATAATGTCTAACTGGCTTACCAGTATAAATATCTAACATCTTAGGTAGATCTTCATCACCAGCAAATAAGAACTTATTAGCATTCTTTAGATAAGCACCATAGTCATTATCTACATCTCTAAGTTGACCAGCTACTATATTATTAAGAATCTTACGTGGGCCATGGAATGGAGTTACCATATCAGTTTGTTGTGCAAAGAACCTAGTCCATGCACTTGGGTCTCTAGATATAAGTCCAGCTAAGGGTTCGAAACCAGAAATAAAGGTTTCATTAGTAATATTCATTGTAATAGCATGACCAATCTTTCTAAGAATATCTTCTGTTACAGACTGATCTACACGATTAGCTTGATATATAACATCAGCTGTAAGACCCATTATACTAGCAAATGGTTCAAACCTCTTATAACTTCTCCATGCACCAGAGATTGGATCTTTAATAGAATGAGGCTTCCAACCCATAGCAATCATACGACTCTTCTCTGCAGCATCTTGAGGACCAGAACCTGATAGAACACCATTCAATGCAAGCATACCTACACCCATAACCACAGTACTACCCATGATTTGACGTCCGATATATTCAGATCTAAGGGTTTCAAAAGCTAAATCAGGATTCCTCATACCATCTAAACCATGCTCAGCTAAAGCTGCAAGTTTTTCTTGTCCTGTTTTAGCACCCATTACTTTACGTGCTTTAGTTAAAGCAGGTCCAAGATTACTCATTGGATTAAATGACCAACCAAGTTCAACTGAATTTATACCAGTTTTAGGGAATAAGAATAGAGGTTTAGCTGCAGGAACATGATCTAAGAACTTCTCAAAGCTTCGTACTGTAGCATTATCTAAGTTAAGTGCTATCTCTTGTGAAGCAAACTTAGCTGCTTTATCTGTAAGTAGTCCAGTAGAATCAAATGCATTCTCATATAGTTCTCTTTGTACTTTTAAGAAATCTTCTTTAGAGAATGATCCATTAAACCTTGTGAATAAATCATCATAAGCTCTTGCACGTGCCATACCACTAGCCATAAAGGAATTAGTAAATCCATCAATAGCATATAAGGCATTAGTACCATACTTAACAAAGAACTGTTTATTCCACCAAGTAAGACCTTTAGCTATTTTCCACATAGCTACCTTACCCCATTCACCTTCAAGTTCCCAAGCTTCAGATAATGTATCCATATACTCCATACGTTCCATATTAGCTTTAGCTAAATCTGAACGTCCACGCATCATAGCAGCTTCTGGATTACGTTTTGCAAGTTGCCATTCAGATTGCATTACCTTGAAAGCACGTCTGATATTCTCATCAATACCTCCATACACCCATAAAGCTCTTTCATATACTTTATTATTACCAGTTAATCTAGCACCAGCAAGTACGGATACAGGTTTAATAGCAGTCATTACTGAGTTACCTATAGCAGCACTACCTGCAGATAAACCAGAAAGAATATTATTTATTCTAGCAGCATGTAATCCTTTAACAATCATGCTAGGTACTTCAGGCTCTCCATCAACAAAAGCTTTCTTAATAAAGCCTATATGATTCTCAGCGTATCTATGCATCTTATGGAGATCATCTACTTTACCATTAGTAGCATCATAAATCTCTTTAAATGGTTTAAGGTATGCTGGATTCTCTTTAGCTATACGAGCTAGTTCTCTTTCTAATCTACCATTACTCTCTTTAACACCTTTTAAGTATATATCAAATTCATCTCCTTGTCTATTCATCCATTGAATAAGAGAAGGTATATCACCATTAGCTTTTAATTTTCTATACTCCTTAGCTTTACTTAGAATATACTCATTAGCTTTAACTTCAGTTCCTAAGAGATTCAGTTTTTTAAACATGATCTCCCACTGCCTTGAAGTATCAACAGTATCACCTAGCATGATAGCACCAGCTGCTGTATCAGCTACAGTATCAGCAGCATTCTGTGTTAGCATAGCAGATGCTCTCATTTGATTAGGATCAAAGAGTCTTTCGTATGCATTTTTAAATGCTTTGGAGGCAATAGTCCACTGCTCTTCATCT